GGTTTTGCGGCGCAGTTGCGCATTCACACGTTCAGCCGGTCAGGGTCGATGCGCGAATGCAAGGAAATACAGGATGCGATTTTCAGCACCCTTCACAGGACGCCGCTTGCGATCACAGGTCACAATAATTTCTCGCTGTTGCGCGAGGACACAGATTGCTTTCCCGATGCGGACGGCAAAATTCATGGGGTTTGCGAGTATCGCGCCCTGATCGAAACCGCTTAGGCGGTCAACACCAAGGCCCGCTGTGAAGCGGCGCTGTTCCCTCAGATGGAGTTATTACAATGGCCAAGCAGACCGGGCGTCTTTGCGTCATCAAGAAAAACGACGTGACAATTGCAGGCGGTCGCACAGTCGGCCTTACCGTGAACGGATCACCAATCAATGTCGAAGATCAGGGTGATGCGGGGTTTGCCACGTATCTCAGCGGCATTCTGACTGGCCGTTCGCTGGAATTGACAATCGAAGGTTACGAGGAAGACCAAGTATTCCGCGACCTTGCATTGGCCGCCACGTCAACCGGGCAATTCCTGACTGACATTACATTTGAATTTCCCAACGGCGATGCAATCAGCGGCGACTTTGTGCTGACAGCCTACACGGAAACGGGCGCATACGAGGACGGCCAGACGTTCAGCACAACGCTTTCCAGCGATGCTGCATGGACCTACACGCAGGCCGCTTGATGGAAGGCTTTGAACCCGTAACAATCTCTTGGCAGGGCGAGAGTTATACCGTCCCTGCCGATGGGCAACTGATGCTGGTCGCGCGGATTGAATCGGCGCTGCGCGAGGCCACAGGCAAGCCAGCCATGCAGGCGCTGTTGCAGCGCGGGGGGCCAGATTATGCGGCCCTTGCGATGGGCTTTGGTGCGGCGCTACGGCACGCGGGCGCGAACGTGACGGACGACGCAATCTATCTGTCAATCCAGTCTGATTTCACAGTCGCGCGGGCGGATACGGCAATCAAGGTGCAGAACTGCATCATGGCGCTGGTGTCCATCATTTCGCCGCCAATGGGCAGCGCCTTGCGGTCGGGTGGCGATGAAAAAAAGCCGGAGCCAACCAGCGGGGAATAGTCCGCACCATGCACGATTTGCTGGTTGGCCAGGGGTGGGTAACGCCGCTTGATTTCTGGAAGCTGACGCCCGGTCAGGTGTGGTGGATCATCGAGGCGAAAACGCCCGAAACAGTTAAGACGCGAGGCGACGACATGGCAGAGGTGCGCAAAATGGTGAAGGCAGCTAAAGCCAAGGAGGCGGCTGAATAATGACGCGCGTTGTAGGCGATATTGCCGTTCAGGTCGGTGCGGATGTTTCTGGGCTGCAAGCCGGGATGAAGCGCGCGGGCAAGTCGGTCGATGGGTTCGAAAGCCGAGCCGAGCGCATGGGTAAGAATTTCGGCAAGGTTGCTGCGGGCGTAACACTTGCGGCCATTGCTGTTACGGCGGGCATGGCCCGAATGGCAGTAAGCGCGGGCGATACTGCGCGCGAAATTCAGAACCTTGCGGCTGTATCGGGCACGGGCGTTGTCGAGTTTCAGAAACTGGCGGCGGCGGGCAAAACTGTCGGGATTGAGCAAGAGAAACTTGCCGACATTTTCAAAGACGTAAACGACAAATTCGGGGATTTCATGGCAACCGGCGCTGGCCCGCTTGCTGATTTCTTTGAGAACATTGCCCCGGCGGTCGGCGTGACTGCGGAGCAATTCGCGCGCTTGTCTGGCCCTGAAGCGTTGCAGCTTTATGTCACAAGCCTGCAAAAAGCGAACATTTCGCAACAGCAAATGACGTTCTACATGGAGGCGCTTGCATCTGATGCGACGGCGCTTGTTCCGTTGCTGATGGACAATGGCCGCGAAATGCAGCGGTTCGGTGATGAGGCAGAGAGAACAGGCCGCATCCTGAGCGAAGGCACGGTTGATGGTGCGCGCGAACTTGGCGACAAGCTGACCAATCTTGGGCAGGGCATTCGCAACGAAATGATCACCGCGCTTATTGGGCTAGAGGAAGAACTAGAAGTTCTTGCGGTGTTTGTTGAGGACATTGCAATCCCTGCGATTGAAGCACTGATCAAGGCGGCGGCATCCGGTGCCAAGGCGCTTTCTGAACTTGCTGAGTTGATCCGCTTTATCCGCGACCCCGGCGGCGCGGTCGGTGGCGATGTCGCGGCTGGGATCGCGGACCAATTTGGACTCGATGGATCGGATGATTCCGGGGGCGGTCCAGCAAGTGGCGTAGGGGATCTTTACGGCATTTCCCCGCCATTGAGCGTTGACGTTCCCGCAACTGGTGGCGGTGTGCCCTTGGTGCGCCCCGGTGACGCGGGCGGCGGTTCAGGCGGTCGCGGGCCATCACGTGAGGACTTGGAGCGCCTGCAAGAACAATTCATGCTGGAAAGCGAACTTGTGCAATCGCAGTACGAGCAATCGCTTGAAATGCTGCGTGAGTACCGGGAAGCCAAGCTGGGCACTGAGGAGGAATATAACGAACTTGAGGCGCGCATAACGGCGGAGCATCAAGACGCTTTGGCAGAGGTTGAGCGCCGCGCGCAACAGGCGCGAATGCAAATGCTTTCTGGTGCGTTTGGCGACATTGCTGGTTTGATGGCGTCGGAAAATGAAAAGCTGTTCAAGATTGGACAGGCGGCGGCAATCGCTGACGCGGTTGTGAGCGGTTACGGCGCGGCTGTTTCGGCATGGGAAAAGGGCATGAAAGTCGGTGGCCCACCAGTCGCGGCAGCGTTCACGGCGGCATCACTGGCAAAAACCGGCGGTCTGATTTCATCCATCGCATCGGCGTCCGCATCCGCTGGCAGCAGCAGCGCGGGCACGGCAAGCACAAGCACAGCCGCCACAGCGGCACCCGTAGAACGGCGATATGCCGAGTTCAGGTTTGAGGGCGGCAACGTCTTGGACCCAAGCGCGCTCGTGGACGCCATGAATGACGCATACGATCAGGGCTATTATCTCAAGGGGTCCATCGCGTGATCTATTTTGAAACGGACTATGTGGGCGAGGTCTACAATCTCGAACATCCGCGCGTACTTTGGAACAGCATTTCACGGCGCGGCACGGTTGCCGTATCGACGGAGGCAGCGGGGTTCGAGGGGGTCAATGCGGCCACAGCAACGACCTATGATGCTTGGAAACCAACGGCACTGCCCGCGACTTGGACGCTGACGTTTGACACATCCGAACAGGTCAACGCCGTTGCGATTGATACGCACACTTGCGGCACGTCAGGCGCGACGGTCACGGTGCAGGAGTGGACGGGATCGGCATGGGCTGACGTTGTATCGGGCACGCCTATAGATGATGAACCGATGGCGTTTCTGTTCGCTAGTCGCAGCACAGACATGATCAGGCTTTCAATCAACACCACGTTGCCAACATTGCGTTTGGACTTTTCGACCGAAACGTACACCACGGGCGCACCCATTCCGTCAATCGCGGTCATTCATTGCAGCTATGCTTTGGAAATCCCGCAGCCTGTTTACATGGGCGCGGCGACCCCGATTGATATGGCGCTGCAAACTGAGTTTGAAACGGTGCAATCGGCGGAGGGCCAGTATCTTGGTCGGTCGATCATGCGCCGCAAGAACAAAAACGACTTCAACGTGCAGCACTTGACGGAGACGTATGTGCGCGCAACGCTTATGCCGTTTATCAAGGACGCGCGCGCCTATCCCTACTTCCTACTTGAGCGCCCATATACGCGCCCCACAGCGCTATCATATCGCTGGATGGATCAAGATATAGTGCCGGATCGCATGGGCATTAAGAACCTGATGCAGGTCAGCCTATGACTGGCCCGACAGCTATCGGCAAAGCGCCCATAACGATTGTCGAACTTGAGCAGCCCCGGTGCATCAATCGGTTCGGCACATCGCCTTGCACGGCAACGGGAACGCCCAAATGCTACAATACAGGCGCGACGTGCGCGGACTTGCCAAATTTCACGCCTACAGGGTCGATCAAGTGGCGGTTCATGGACGGACGCCCCGGCGCGTTTGACTATTCGGATATGTCGGACCCCGACAACCAAGAATTGCCACCCATTCCCTGCGCCGTTTCGGTGTCCACATCGGAGGGCCAGATAAACGCGGGCGCGAACTTGGATGGGCGGTCGGCATTGGGCGTCACAAGCAAGGTGACAATCACGCTGCAAGACTTCCCATGGAATGACCAATGGGGCGATTTCTACGCGGCGGATCGCACGGGCTATGTCGCGGGCAGGCCAAACCCAACGCGGGCGAATTTCTGGGCATTGTGGACAGCCCGCAACGCCCTGTTCAATGACATGATTTTGACCGTCTATGACGGTTATGAGGGGCAGGCCATCACAGCCATGCGCAAGCGGGTGTATGTGCTGGACAAGGTGAACGGCCCCAACGGCAGCGGTGGGGTCACGCTGACCGGGCTGGACCCGCTGCGCCTTGCGGATGAAAAGAAGGCCGAGTTCCCACGTACGTCTGATCTTGAGATTTACGGCGATACGAACGACACAACGACCATTGTGCAGGTGTTCGGCCTTGAGGCTGATTTGACCGCTGACTTTGGCAACACCGGGTCGGATCGCTGGTTGGTCGCTGGCAATGAGTTGATCAAATACACGGGCTACACGGACGAAGGCGACGGCATCTACACGCTAACGGGTGTTGTGCGCGGCGATTTAGGCACCACGAAAGAAAGCCACGACGACCGCGACAAGCTGCAACGCGCGGGCCGATATGTTGACGAACAGTTTTGGCGCGTGGCCAGCGATTGGCTTTTGTCGCACACTGAAATCCCTAGCGCCTTCGTGCCTGTCACGGATTGGGATGCAGAGGGCAACGAATACCTGCCCACGTATCGCACGACGCGCACGGTGATCGACCCGACGCCCGTCAAAGACCTGATTGCGGAATTGTCGCAGCAAGGCTTGTTTTATATCTGGTGGTCCGAATACGACCGCGAAATCAAAATGCTTGCGGTTCGGCCACCCGACACAGAACCACAGACATTCACAGACGCGGCCAACCTGTTGCGGGGGTCGGTGCTGACGCGCGAACCTGATTCCCGGCTAACGCAGGTCGCGGTGTACTACGATCAGATCGACGTGTTCGGCGGTGCCGAGGACACTGCGAATTACAAACGGCGGTTTACATCCATCGACGGGGATAACCTTGGCGACACGCGGGCAAAGTCGATCTTTGCGCCGTGGATTACAAACCGCACACAGGCCGTGCAATTGGCCGTGCGGTTGCTGATCCGGTATCGCGCCGTGCCTGAGTTCTTGCAGGTCACGATTGACGCCAAAGACCGCGAGGCCGTTCTAGGCACCGTCCTGGACATTGAGACGCGCACCATCGTTGACAGCGAGGGCAACGCGAACGCGCGGCGCTGGCAGGTGATTTCATCGAAGGAATTGCGCGCGGGGCACACCTACGTTTTGCGGTGCCAAACTTACGAATATTTTGGTCGGTTCGGTCGGTTTGCGCCGGAGGATGCCCCGGATTTCAGCGCGGCGACAGATGAACAAAAGGCAGTCGGCGCTTGGTACGCGGGCGACGATGGCCTGATGGATGATGGCAGCGAAGGATACCAATACCAATGACGGACTATACAAGCCACGCCGACAGCCTGTTTGATGTGGGCCGCCCTATTCTTGGGTCAGTAGCCCTTGAGGCGCGAGACAACGTGATAGCAACGGCGGAGGGCGCGGTAGGCGCGCCAGTGGTCAACGTGCAGGCGTTGGGCAAATTCACGGCGGGCGACACGCGGCGGTTCTATGACGGCAGCACGTACACAACAACATCCGCTTCGACAACAACTGTGTATTCCCAAGAGTATTGGGGGGCGGGCGTTTTGCGCTTGAATTTTGAAGGCGAACGGGGTTCGACGTCGGCCAACGTTAACGTGTTGGTGAATGGCGTGACCATCCACACGGTCAGCTTGACCAGTTCCTTTGCGGCATACACCTTCGACATTACGCTGGCATTAGGCGACACTCTATCACTAACGCGGGTTACGGGGAACAACGGCGGCTCGGTCCGTTACATCGAGTTGCTAACCAACGGCGAACAACTGTTGCCCTTTGGTGGCGGTCTTGGCGGTTGGAATCTTGTATGACGATTTATACTGACCTGAAATACGTCAACGAAGCGGGCGGCATACAGGCCACGCGCACAGCCACGGGCGTCGGGGTCTATCTTGAGCCGGGTGGCGACCTGCACCAGATGGCGATTGATGGCCAATGGGGTGCAATTGCCCCATATATCGCGCCGCCTGTTGAAGTCAAACCGCAGCAAGTCAAGGATGAGGCGCGCCGTCGCATCCTGCTTATCTGCCCGGTCTGGCGTCAAAGCAACATGCTGGCCCAAGCCGCAACGCTAAACGACAAGGGCCGCGACAACTGGACGGCCCAAGAACTTGAGGAATGGGAAGCGGGCGAGGCTATTTGGCAGCAAATCCAAGCAATCCGCACCGCGTCGGACGTGATCGAAGCGTTAGACCCCATCCCCGAAGATTACACAGCCGACACCCACTGGACAACGTAAACACACCTTAACGGAGGCATATCATGTCCGATCCCTACAAAGACTTCCAAGGCGGCCTGAGTGCCCCAGCCGCGAATATCTACGACATCACACCGAGCAACACAGCCGACCTGACAATCTCAGTGCGCGCGATTTCCGTCCTGACGTCAGGCACCGTAAAAATTACTGCGGTAGGCGGCACAACTGGCACTGTCTACGTCGTAGCCGGGGCACCTTTCCCTATCCGCGCCCAACGGGTGTGGGCCAGTGACACAACCGCCACTGGTATCACGGGGCTTGTCTAATGGCGGGGATGTCCCTGGGAATAGGGCTGTCGATTGACAGCGCGGGACTTGCTGGTGGTGGCGCTTTGCTGCTGGGCGGCATCGAGCCTACATTGGTCTTGCAGTTTGACGCCGGGGTTTTCGCCTGCCGTGAATTGGGCGCTCAGGATTACCGCATTGGTGGGTCTGACCCCTTGCTTGTCACTGACTTCTCAAACAACACATTTGGAGCCTGACACATGGCACTTGATACGACAAAGACCGCACACGAACTTATCAACAGTGGTCGATCCACCGGGCAGACCGTCCTTGATAGTGACGGGAACCTGAAGTGGGCGATGGAAAACCTGTACCGCAACGGCGCTGGCGGCGCACAGTCGATCACGGTTG